CAGTACTGTCATCCCCGTGACCTCCTCTCTTCTTTATTTCCTCGTGTTATCCTTAGAAAGACACCGTACCGACAATAACCGCTGTCGGACGAACAACCTTCACGCCGTACACATCGAGGCCCTTCACCGCGTCCGCGAAACGCTTTTCCGGGCGGTATGCGTTGACCTCGGTGATCTGCTCCGCGAACGCTGTCGCGCCCGGATATGTGGCAATGACATTCGTTGACAGGTTGTTAGTCTCAAAAATCTTGAAGCCCGCGGCCTTGCCGACATAGCCATTCTGCAGGCGGTCTTCCGATGCGTCCGTACCGGCCTTGACAAACCGGTCATCAGCGAGGAGCAGGCCCGTGAATTCCGGCGGAACCGCTGCCTCCCACGTGCCGGCCGGGACATTCGCTTTAACCATTGCCGTGCGGAGTGCAACCAGATACTCATACGCATTGGACGCCGTGAGCGCTGTCGCTGTCGCCTTGCCGCTCTTGAAGTCCGTGCCTTCCGCGATCATCTTTGCGAAAATGGCCTTGTCCACCGCGTCGGCCACCTGATAAGCGGCATTGCGGGAAGCGGAGTCCATCAGCGGGCCAGCGGCCTGTACTGTATCAATGTCATCGACCTGGAAGTTGAAGTACTTCGCGGAGTCAATGAGCAGTGTGGTATCAGTAAGATTCAGGTCTTCCGGCGCGTCGATGTCCTTGTTCTTTGTGTAGTCCTTTACAGTGATATCACCGATAGAACCGATATGCACCGTGTCGCCCATCTTCGTAATCTCGCCCTGGTAGTCCGTATTGCAAAGGGCTGTCGCAACATGCGCCTTCTGAAGCGCTTCGAGGATCCGCGCGGACCATACCTCCGGGATAAATGTATCTACTGCCATCGTTCTTTTCTCCTTTTCTAAAAGATTAAAGAAATTTAGTTTATTGTTACCGAGTCATATCGATCCGGCCCTCGTGCCAGAGCTTGTTGATTTCGGCCGCGCTCTTGCCTTTGAGAGAACTAACCGGAATCTTGTCTGCCGGCTGTCCTTCTGTCGGTACTGTACCGCGCATCGCCGCGTTCATCCGGGCCTTTTCCCATACAGATAGGGCCTGTGTGACTGCTGAAATGTTCGCCGCCGTTGCTTCTGCGTCCCTGCCGGTTACGTATGCCGACAAGTCAGGAAGCCCCGCCGCCGTCATCTGCCGCGCGGTTTCGAGCTGTAACTGCTTGTGGTCAAATTCCGCCTTCTGCCTTTCAAATTCCGCCTTGTCTTTCTGGAACTGGTACTGCGCTTTTTCGGCCTCTGTCATCTTTGCGAGTTTCGCCGCTTCCGACGCCTGCGCCGTCTGCTCATTTACCCACTTGCGTTTGGCCGTTTCAATCGCCTGCTGTACACGCCGGTCAGCAATGGCCTGCACCCGCGCCTGTACGTCCGCCCGCGCCATCAGGGCTTCGAGGTCACTGCCGTTTGTGTTGGTCTGTGCCTCCGCGCCCGCCGGGGCTGTCGTCTCCGGGGCTGGTGTCGGATTCTGTGCCGGGTTCTGATTTTCGTTCGGATTATCCATATGACTTGTCTCCTTGTCCGTTGCGTTTTCTCGCGCCCCGTTTCCGGTTTAAGGACCGCCCCGCGCCGGGCTCCCGTCGGAGTTTTCCCGGCCTGCGAAGCTATCCCCCGCGTCCGTCCGCCCTTTTGCGGTTTACCCGTCAGTAATTCCGCCCGGCCGTCCGGATTGCTATCTGGTAACAGTATGCCAGAAAACATAACTTTGGATTGCAAATTGTTAAAGAAATTTAATCTGTCAGCCAATCACTGGTTCGATCCAGCACCGGCAGTTCGGGTGGAGCGGCGGGATGTTCATACCCTCTTCCGCGTCGTCTACCCGGAACATATGCCCGTCCAGTTCGTGACAGGGTGTGCACGTCCGGTCGTCAAGAAGAGCCCGGTATCTGTACCATTCCACGCCCGCCGCCCGCATTGCCTCAATGCTTCCGATGGCCTGCGCCCGGTTTCCTTCTGTCCGGACGATCCGCGAAATTCGCGCCGTGACGCCGCTTTCCGCGTGTTCGCCCGTGAGATATGTCAGCGTTTCCGCCCGCGCCGTGCCGGTCAGGTCTTTTGCCGTGAGCTCGTGACTTATCCGCGTCCGATACCAGACAAGCGCCCGGTTCACTCTTGCCCGCGCCGTCATCCCGTTGAAGGGCCTGTCCTTCCATTCCGGAGGCGCCGGCGGGTGCGTCATATCGTCCGCGCCCAAAAGATATGCCAGTTCCTTTGCTTCCTGATAGTATGCGTCGAGATACGCTTCCTCAATGTATGCCATAACCGCCCGCCGGGTGCCTGCCATAACCGGCATCAGGACATCTTTCAGAAGTTTCTTCTTTGCATCTTCCGTGCGTCCTGTCCGTTTTGCCTTTGCGAGTACATGCATAAACTTCCGGTCTATGTCCGTCATGACGACATTGCCCGCGGCCTCTGTTCTCCGTTCTGTCTGCCTGCTCATACGCGCCTCCCGTTACTGGTTCTGCTGGTTATCCGCGCCGGTCTTACTATCACCGCCGGCAGCGGGTTCTTTTGCCATCGCGCCGTAGTCCGTGCCGTTGTCCGCCGGCGCGCCGTTCTCGTTCGCTGCCGCTGAAATGCCGAAGGCGTCCATGTAATCGTTCTGTCTCTGCTTCTTTTCTTCTTTCACCTTTGCCACCGTCTGCGCCGGGTCTTTGACGAACCAGAGAAGAGAAAGGAGCGTCTCGTCATCCACAATGCCCTGAAGCTGTGTCACCGTTGCCACCGTCTGCGCCTCGTCAATCGGTATAGAGAGCGTAAAAACAGGATTCACGCGGTTCCGGTCAACCGGAGCACCCGCGCCCGCCACGGCGAGCCACTGCGAATACATCCGCGCCCGCTTTGTCAGGCCCTTTGTAATCGCTGTAATCTTCTTTTTGACATTCAGTGTCATTGTGAGCAGTTTAAGTTTAAGGGCCTGTCCGGAGGCGTTGCCGGCGAAACTTTCATCCGACAGATCGACGGTCATTGACTGTTTATGGATTTCCCGTACCAGGTCATCCGCGAGAACGTGAACGGAGGTCTCGTCAAGCGCGTTTGCGATGTAGCCCTCTGTCGCGTCCGTCGGCAGGCCGTCAAGAATCCGGTACTTCTTCAAGTTCTCCCGCTGTTCATCCGTGAGCTGGTATCCGTGAATCGCGAGAATGGACGCCACAAAGTTAGCCTTGTCCTGGATGCGGTCCGTCATCAGCGCGTCATACGCCCGAATGAGCGGGAGCGCCGGTTCGAAGTCGCCGAGCCTGTCCGGCCCGTTCTGGTATTCCACCGCCGGCACTTCCCCGAAAAAGTGAGGAATGAAGGCGGTCTTTGTGAAGTTCATCGCCGTGAGGGATTCCGACTCATAGACGCTCGCCCCGTCCGCGCTGTATACCGTCAGCACGTAGTAATCCACCTGTGACGGGCGCTTCCGGACATCGATATCGCAAAAACAGATTTTCTTGTGGTCAACCGTCGTGTCTCTTACCATTTCACAAAGGCGGGGATCGCGCGCCGCGGATTTCGGGTACGGGGTCTCGTCGTCGCTTGCGTACAACAGTTCGTATGCTTCCCCGAAAATGCCGAGGTGAAGGCCGATCTTTGTATCAACGTCCGCAATGTGCTGCCGCTTGTAGCAGTCAAGGACGGGTGTCAGGTCTTCCGCCGGAGTGAGCCGTCCGGTCATCCGTGTCATCCGGCCGTCCTTTACGTAGACCGGCACGGACGCTCCGAGAGGCAGGTCTGTTTCCGGCAGGCGGTCTGAAAGCATCTCCGGCACTGTTTTCAGTTTACTTCCGTCAGGGATGTCATTCGCGTCCGTGTCGTACGTGTACCGGACCGGATCACCGAGATAAAGACCGAGCGTCGTTGTAACAATGTAATGCGGGTATGCTGCCCTGACCATACCGCCCGCGGGGTTCGTCCGGTACGCCCGTGCCAGTTCGTCAAGCCGCATACGCCGCCGGTTGTGTTCCTGGGTGATGTATTCAAGGACGGAGCTGTCCAGGTTATCGGCATCCGGTATATAGCTCTTGTCAATGTAAATCGCCATTCTTCCGTTCTCCCTTCGTTTAATCCATAAGGCCCCGCGCCGACGCCCGAGGCGCGCCCTGCCAGGCTCCCCACCGCTTCATCCAGACATTGTTGCCATATCTCAGGGCGTCAAGCGCGTGGTTATAGGCGTCGATCGGGTTCCCCTTGTCGTCGTAGCAGTAAAGCCCGGCCTCTTCAATGATCGGCTCATTGCTGTACAGGTCGTCATCGAGGAACAGGAGGCGCCCGTCTGAAAGCATATTCTGCACTTCTTCAATGCCGCAGACAATGCCCGACCGGCCGTTTATGGCGTCACGGCTGTTGTTGTCCGCCGGCTGTGTCGGCTGTCCGAGTTTCTGAAGTTCAAGGCGCATCGCCTTCGCCGCCGGGTCTACGTAGACCGCCGACAGGGGCCGCCTGTATTTGTCCCGCATATACGGGATGTACTTCTGTACAATGTCCCGCGCCTGCTCCGACATCGGCATCTGCTTCCCGTCGTACCACCAGACGCCGGCCACATACGCCTTCACCTGCCGGTCGCTGTCTCTCGTAACAATCCACGTCAGCACGGCGGTCGCGTCCGTCGCGCCGGCATCGCACGACATAAAGAAATCGATCACCTGTTCTTCTTTCGGTATGTGTTCCAGCGTCATCTTTTCGGGGTCTAACATCCAGTAGATCACCCCGTCCGGAATCGCCCGGAGCCCGAGCCAGTCGCGCTTATACAGGAACGGGCTCTTTTTGCACGCCTCTTCAATTTCGCACAAACGTTCATTCGTCAGAATCGGATTATCCCGGCAGGTCCAATGCGTCCAGCGCGTGTCCTGAATGGCGAACACCTGTGTGACGACCCAATGACGCGGCGCGGGCGGGTTTAAGTCCGCGATCATCCACCGGTCCTTTGCGGCGTATGTCCGGCGGATGCATTCCTGAATCATATCCGGGTGCAGCAGATTGATTTCGCAAAAGTAAACGGAGCCAATAGAAAGACCGGTGATCGCCTTCACGGAATCCGCCTTGCCGCCGCCCTTCCAGTACACCTTGACGTCTCCGCGCTTTCCCCTGTGGATCAGTAAATGCGCGCCCGTGTCGTCGTGTTTGATTTCCGCCTGCCCGCCGAATATATGCGCCAGCCCGAACCCGT